GGTATCTAAAACCACTAGATTTTATTCATTTCGGTATTTACGTAGTACTGCTAGTGTTATCAATAATTGGAGAGAATGTAGTTTTTAGCGTACTGATATCTATGACAGTTGCGCACTATTTCCCGCTCATATATTTACTACGAAAGCATGGGTATCTGAAATCATCTGATGACTTTGGTTATTTCTCAACTCCAAAGGGTAACAGTTTTATAAATGCTATCATATTTATGCCGCTGGACGATTTTCTTAGACTTATGAAGGCGGACAGGATAGTTGTTAACCTAGTGCGGGTTCTTCTCTCGGCTCTGGTTCTCTTGTCGACAGCTCTATTATATCGTTCTCTCCGTTGAGCATCATTGATGCCTTCTTAAGCTCTGTTCTTTTAAGGATATAGGTCACAAGTGTAATCAAGGCCAACGCACCCATTATGATATCCTTTAGCATCCCCTCAAAATCACTGGTCCTTCCTGGGTCAATCACACCAGTCAAAACCAGTAAGGATATTACACCAGGAAGCACGGTAGCAAACCAGAATTCCGATGACAGAAAGCCGCTTTTTGGATTCATTATTCCCCTTTAAGTGCCACTAACTGTGCCTCAAGCTCTGCAATTTTAGCAGCCTTGTCGTCCTCAACATTCTTAACTTGTTCCGGTGCTTCGGGCGAGGGTTCGGGAGCAACTTCTGGCTCAACTGCATTTACTGGGGTGTCTTCAACCGGCACTACAGGCGCCACAGACTCCGCACTGTTTAAAGCCTCTCTGGCTCTTTCGATCATCTCACGATGCTTTTCAGCAACCTCTGCCAATTCAATATCTCTTGCGGTTTCCAACTTTCCTAACTCTGTCTTTAATGCTTCTATATCAGCCATGTTTTTTTTTATCTCCTCCGAATTTGTTACAGTGTTCTCTTCCAAAGAGCTAACAGGACTAGGATAATCTTGAGGACTGGGCTTGTCAATAGTCGCGCCACTCCAAACGTAGTTACCAAACTCTGAAACCCACCACCAATAATTATCATTAACCGTCTCGCCTCTAACAAATCCCTTAACCCTGAACTGTCTGCCCGCTGCTACAGTTTTGCTGCCTGATAAGTTAGTCTGCACCATCTTGTAGAACGGATAAGCCCAGTAGGACTTTTTTACATACCTTCTAGTTGGCTCAGACCTGACATACACGCCATCACTTTGGGGATCAACCGTAACCGTCTTCAAAGGATCAATAGGATAAAATCTTTTATCCCCTGATAGAGTTGTTTCACCCCCTTCCTTGAAAGTTCCATATCTCATTTGTTTATCAACGTCATTCACAAACTTGTCATGATCCCATTGACCAACAGGATCGGACCTATTTAATGGGTCGGTTTCTTTGTGCATAATAACAACACCCCTATTCGGTGAAATACCATGTCTTTTGCAAATATCGGCTACTAGAACAACTGATGCTTCGTATTGAGGTGCTGGGTAATCGTGATCCTTGTTTTTTTTATCTTCCATCTCAACACCAATCGAAATTAGGTTAGGGTTTATTCCCCAATTATCCTGCAACAGGGTCGGTGCCTTTTCCTTTTCAACTGTCACAACGCCAGCATGCCAAGCTGTATCTTCTTCCTGTACACACATGGAAACCTCGCCATTCACATCAATGAGATAATGAGCCGACACCTTAGCAGTAGGATTTCTAAACCAAGCTATAGAACCTTTATATGTTCCCCACATAGAGTGTAGAATGATACCCTTTATCGGATAGCCAAAGCGGGTCTTCCAATGGTTAATGGTAGTGATGTTTTGTTTGATTTCCTGAGGCGACATTTTATCCTTGAATAATTGTACCAGATTTTAGCCTTGCCTTCAGATCGTGTGAATGACGGAGCATTTTATCTAAACTATCGTGCAATTCCAACCTATGTCCAACATACCACTTTCTAATTACCTTTATAAGCAAAACCACAAAAAAGGTTAGAAGCCTTGCTATGTTCTTGGCCTCTTTGTTTGAAGGGTAAATCAAAACCTTGACTATGTAGCTAACAATAGGTATGAGCAGTATACCAACAACATCCTCACCCACATGTGGCAGACTATCTATCATAACTCCATTCTATCACGTCTATCACGCCCAAAAGGACAACTGCTTGTATATGAATTTATTTTTTTGCTTTTTCTTTTGACGGGCCGATCCAACCCGAATCTTTCTAACCATGTTTTACACCCCTTACTAACCGGAATCAAAAACACTATCGTTGCAAGAAACAATAGAGCATAGAATGTACCCATATTGTAGATAATAGCAGAGGCGCTGTCAAAGTGCTAAAATAAGGTTGTGTTGATAATGTTAGTGCTGCTGCTAGTAGTGATCTTCTTGTCAGAGATAGTATATGTGATTGCTGTAGCGGTAAGTGCTGTTTGCATTATAGTAATGAGTATTATCGCCCTACTGCGGCCGCCAAGATTGCCTGGAGTTTAGCTGGAATGTTTGCCTGACCTGCTTGAAAGATTTTCTGGGCTGCTAACGATTGAACCTTCGGCATCACTGCCTCAGACACCCCTCCTATTACCGGCCCCACTACTGGAACAGCTAAGACTTTCTTCCCAAGCTTCGAGAATGGAGTCTGGGCAGCATTTTCAGTTAAATCAATCATCCTTCCCCATCTAACAAACGGGGCTTGTATGGATCGCAAATCCCTAACAGATTTGGTCTCCAGAAACTGGTTTGCAAGCCTTGGCGAAATCTTCCTTATTTGGTCTATAACCTCTGGTGTTTTAAGACCTTGTACAATGTTTTTTGCTGTGGTTGCACTGTCTATGGCTATATTTAACTCATCCGCAGCAGCACCATATATTTTGGAGATTTGTTGCGCCTCTAGGTTAGGATTGAACTTGTTATATCCAGCAATAGAGAATTGAGTCTCTAATTTCTCAAGCTCCCTAGCAGCAGTTATGGCATCATCGGCACTCACTGTGAACGGCTTTGTACCCTGCTTTCCTATTATTGCGCCTATGGTGTTCTTGATTACCTGTAGGTCCTTAATTACCCCAGAACGGCTGCCTAAACTTTCTACAGAGCTAAATACCTTCTCTATAGACACCTCTCCGGCCTCACCGATCGCCGAACGTACCAGTTTACTCAATATGCCGTTTTGACCAGTTATACTCTCAACTATTGCCTTTGAGGATTGTAGGTCAACAGCACCAAAGCCATGCTTTATAATTTCGGCCGACGTCTCAAGGGGCTTGACTCTCTCGGCTATTTTCGACGGTACTGTAAACTGCTGCTTAAACACCCTAGCAGCCAAACCTTCGGCGCTCAATGGTATCTTTCCAGCAGTAGCAGATGCAATAACCTTGGCTTCTGGTACGATAGATGTTATAGCTTGTGCCTCCTTTGCCACACTCTCAGCCTTCAGCACCTTACTAATGGATGAGATTCTAGCTCCTGTAGCAGTAGTTGCTATCTTGGCGGGTTTGAGGAACGGTAATACCTCAAGTGTTGTACTGACAGGCTTTTCTATAAATTGCCCCAGCGGATCATTAGCCAGTTGCGCATAAGGCTCGATTAGTGCCTTTCCAGTCTGCGCTACTCCACCTACAACAGCCGCGCCAACATCCCCAGGAGATAACTTACCTCTAAATAGTTGGTTTAAGACCTCTGGAACTGCCCCAGCCTGTTTAGCGACTTCCCCAGCAAATTTTGGCAGTCCAGCAACAGACTGTGCTAAACCAGTAATATCAGACAGTGTGTTTTGAACAATGTTTTTACCTTTTTCTGACTTCTTGCCAAGAGAAACCTCGGACGGATCAAAACCAGATAGTCTGGCTACTGTCTCTTTCAAGCTGTCGATAAACGCTTCCTTAGCACTCTGTGGCCCTAAAGGATTAAGATTAACGATTTGCTTTTGATAAAACTCCCTATCCTTATCACTTAATCTGCCATTTTCAACAAGCTTGGCTAGAAACTGACCTGCTAGGGCCTTCTTTGTTTCAAACTGTTGAAGTTTGGAGTTTAACCCAATCTTTGAGGGTAAGATATTCGATATAGTAATTCCCTTTGCATCCTTTTTTAGATCGTCCAAAACATTTGCTAACCCCTCAATCTGACTTTTAGCTAACTTGGTTTTGGTATCCGGTTCAAGTCGCTTTTCCTCAGCTAGTTGTAAATCATAAACATCTTTTACTTTCTCATATTCTTTAGGAGCTAGATTTAACCTAGCCTTTGTAACATCCTCAAGAGTGAGCTTTTTATAGCTGGCAGATGGGGTCGGTGTCGGTGCTGAAGACGGGGCCGGCACCGTAGCATCCACGCGCTCAAAAACATTAGGATCGAACTGACTCTCGTCATTTAATGTTCCTGTTTGACCTGTAGCTTTTACCCTAACTCTTAATGCCATCTGCTTAATCTGGAGTGAATGAACTCGGCAACTTTATACCCGATAATATATCTTCTGCGGTAAGCCCTACACCAGAACCCCTAGCAGCAATTTGCGACAGTAAATTCTGAATTGTAGCCGCCGACTCTGGCTTGGTCGTTTCCTCGAAAACACGCCTTGTTAGGTCACCTGTGGCCTGTTGTAGCCCAAGCGTCTTGTTAAACTGATCAACCGCATTTTGAATCTCCTGCTGTCTCAAACCAAATGTCTGTCCAAACTGCTGTGCCTGCTGTTGCTGACCTAGTAAACTAAGTGCTGAGCTTAACGCGGTTTGTTCGCCACCGGCCTGTAATTGAGCTATAGCATTTTGTACGTTTCTAATGGCCTCCGTTTCCTGTAAGGGAAGGCCGGTTATCAAATTTTGAAGGTTTCTCAGACCGGCCTCTTGTTCAAACCCAACATCCGCCGTTAAACCACCAAACCTCTCTGCTATAGGTTGAACGGCCTTGCTTAACGTTTGTTCATAAAGACCAGATGAGGGTAGTATTCCCCGTCTGCCAAGCTCCTGGCTTTGCGCCAGTTCTTCTCTACTTATAGCTTGCTGTTCACTACCTTTAATTTGACTTAATAGTTGTTGATAACGCTGTTGCAGTGGTGCTTTCTCGGCCTCAAGCTGCTGTCTTTGAACATCAAATCTTTGCTGAATCTCAGGAACTGAGGATTGAAACGACTGCACAGCTGGCTGAAGGGATTGCCTAACCAGTGCTTGCGTTCTTGCGACAACATCCTCGAAACCACCAGTAGAGGCGGTAGATGGTGTGGAGGAGGCGGTGGATTTGGACTCCCCCTGCTGACTGACAAGTTTAGCCAGTTTTTTAGAGGTCGACTCTGTTTTGCCCTGCGCTCTTAATGCTGCTATTTGTGCTGACACCGAGTTATCCGCCATTTGTTAGTAAATCTTTCCTCAGGGGCCGTGCCTCGTCATACCGTTTAGGTCGCGGCACTAAAGACTCATCGTCTATATCAATATATACGCCATTGCGTAACTTTTCAACAACTGCATCCAGTTTTTCGATGGCAACCTGTTTATCCGGGTGCCCTTCGTCAACCTCTCTATCCACCAACACATAAACAGGCTCCATCCTCTCTTCCAAAATAAACCTCCCTGATTCCCCCATTAACGGATCATAATTTGGATTTGGCACATTCCTACGCATTACCGCAACCTTTTCTAGTTTTCTCTCCGTAACAACTTTTTTAGCAGCATTCCAATTATCCTTGATGCCTTCGACTTTTTTTATCAAAACAGAGTAGTCTGGTCTTGCGGGCCTATATGCCTGCGCCCAGAAATTGTCGTTTTGTTCAAATTGCTCTTGGGTCATCTTCTCAAACCTAACCCCCCCCTTGCCTTTTCTTCTGCCCCAAACCTGATAAGTGTCGTCGTCACATTTTATGTACTTGTATGGCCCAGCGGTGACCTCAGCAAATAGGGGATCAAGTTCGCCTTTCTTCTCCACAAAGTCCATAAACCACATCTCCGGGGACTCAATGCAGTATAACGCCCTATAACCATCAGACGTAGGCATAATAGCCGTTTTGTTAGCATTCATAGTCAATGTTTGATAACCGGTGCTATTCCAAAACCTATAAACATTGGCGGCGTTGTTCCTAAAATACATCGCCCCACCGTCACTGTCATAATCAGAGATTATGAAAATGTCGTTATCAGCGGTGATGTTAGTGTCGCTATCTGCGAAAACGTTCACGTTCTGTGTAGACGTCATACCAATATCGTTATTTGCACCACCGGAGAACAGAAGTAGATCAGCATCACCAAGCACCGCCAACCCCTTACCATCGCCGCTAGGTATGTAAAAATAGTCTTTAGCCGAGATAGTTGTGTAACCAAGAAACCCGTAGCTACTTGTTGTGGCATCATTTGACCTAAGCCTGAAAACCGCCGCACTTGTGCCGTAACCGTAAAACCCATCATTTTTCACCTCATATAAAGTAGTGCCGCCAGAGTTGTAAGAATGAAATCCGCTGCTATCAATTTTTATCAGTTCCTGTGTACCACTTGTACCATAGTAGTGATGCCCTAAATTATCACCTTGTACTATGGTAGTGCCGGCGGCATTATTTATCTGTAACAAGCCATTACCATTCGATGTGCCTCCCAACACCAACGTGCCACCACTAGCCCTATTAAAACTCATCGTGCCGGATGTGATATTCGAGGCGTTAAGGTTTGTGACACTTATAGTTGACGCGTTTATTGTGCCTGCAGTGATCTTATTGGCACTAAAAGTGCCTAACTTAGAGTCAATCACAGCGCTGCCGTTTATAAAGGCTGTTCTTATCACATCTCGGTCATTCAACGAATCAAACTCGTAAGCACTCACGCCCCCGGCAGTGCTAACCGGCGCTGCTATAGGCTGCAGGAATTCATTTAGTCCTAGGTTACTATAATCTGTCATATACTACCTATAGGGTATGGGGTCAGCATCGACCGACATACCATAAAACGTAAACGGCGCGTCCTTACTTTCCTCGTATATCTTAACAAACAGGAGTCGTCCCCTTGAGCTTTCAGGAAAAGAGATGTCCATAACACCGTTAGCAGACGCACCAAGCTCTTGCCATGTCTGAAACTCCTTTTGGTATGTGTCACCAATAGCAACCTGTACCTTAGCTTGGCAACCGGGATTGAAAAACGCCCAAAACTTATTCCACTTCTTTTCTACCTCTGGTGCTCCAAGATGTACCACGAGTTCCATTTGGGCCTCGATCGCGCTCCCAGCATCAGATAGGGCTGTGCCAGATAACTGATAGCATTGCCCACCACTAGCACCAAATATAAGCTGTGCGACTCCATTGGTATCAACAAAGGAGTGAAAGGCGGTTGGAAAGTGGGCAAACTCATAATTTAGAAACTCGTTTTTCTGGTAGCTATACTTGATTATGGCATTATCTATTCTTCTACCCGCAAAATCATCCGTTACCGTTCCAGCCGCCACGTAATAGTCATACCTGTGAACAACACCCGGCGCTGTACCGAAAGTCGCCCCAGCAATACCAGAGCCAGCATTATTGTATATTTGTCTCTCAATGGCATTAGATAAGAGTTGAGGTTTGCTACCACCATACCCAAATATCCCAAGTCTGTTAAGCCAGAAGTGATAGCCTTCTGCCTCATCAACAGAATATGGGCTTGAGGGGCCAAGTTTAGTTGATACGTCAACAAGATTGTAACCATCCCACCTGTGCATTATTCCGCTATTCTTGCTTGTGACTATTCTATCGTTTATATTATTGACCATATTTATCTTGCCCGCGCCAGGTATAGCAAGAGAACTTGAGTCGACAGCAGTATCCCAGTTCGACGCAGTACCTGTTGTTGAATAAAAAAGTGTAGAGCTTGTACCTCCCGCAAAGATTCTGTTTTGGAACTGCGCGAAAAACTCTGCTACGGGGGCTAGGGTAGTATTAGTAAAGGAGGTACCGTTAGTGGTGTGTCTTGTTGAACCAACCCCGTCGCCACATATCAAGGTGTTATCAAGCACAGAGTGTCCAACATGTGCCCCAGCCGATATAGTACCGCCGCCTGATAATGTCCACGCCCCAGTACCTTGCAATGAGTGGTATAACGACGAGCCACTGGCACGATACAGGAACTCTGTAGTGCCATCATTTTTTGTCCATGAGAACAGGGTTGTGGGAGTGGAGCCATCGGCAGTACCGAGAAACGAGATGTATCCGTGGCGCTTAGTTTTGGCCCCATACGGATTTGAATCAACATTCAAGGCATAAATTAACTCCCCATCCTTCTGATCGAGAGGATTAAGAAAGGTATTTAAGCCACCTATATTCAAAACTGGTTTAAGCATCTTTTAGAAGAACTCGAAATTATCGTCAGCGTCAATTCCCTCAACCAATCTGATGTATGTTGGCCCCGTCTTTGACCTCGACGCCACCTCCGACTCGAATCTTTTTAACTCCGCCTCTGCAAAGCCTATGAACCTATCGGCCAATGTGTCCTTGCTATCAAAGTAATACGCCTGACCCAGAGCGTAATCAATAAAAGACTTTGTGTAGGAACGCATGCTTTGAGGTATTTCATCAGCGTCATCATCAAGAGTTGGCGGTCTATTGTAATACCAAATTCGGGCTGTTCCGGCGCCTCCTGCCGGCAACTTACCAAATACATTGTCACCTAGCATATAAAAATATGGATGTGTCTCGTTAAAACTCTCATCGGGCAAAAAGTCCACAACATGCTTTTTTGTTGCTGTGTAGTAGTCACTGCCGTTTGTTGTAAACCATATCCTCCTTATCTCCTTGAAGTCGCCCTCATTTACAGTGCCAAGACCCGCAGTTCCGTGCGCCACATCAACCGTACCAAGCAAATAGTCCTCATTGACCTTTATTGCAGTATTGGTCATCTTTTCCAGCCATTCGTTAATCCAATCATCAACCACTTCGTCACTTTTGATAAAGTTGGTGGAGAAGAGCTTTCTTTTGATTCGCTCTCTCATTTTGGCAAGCGAATAAAACGAGAATCCAGATGGTGTTAACCAATCAGAATCGTCACTTTCTGTATTTAGTACCGAATTATAGAAAGAGGCCTTGTACGCATAGGTACTGGAACCACCTGTATCGTCAAAAATGGTAATAGTACCATCGGGCGTGATAGTTATAGTGCCGCCCGTCATGGCTGTAGCTGTACCTGCTGTACCCGATGTAGAACGTTTGAAAATTACCTGATTGTACTTTGTGGCATAAACTGGTGTGTCAGTCGGGTGGTCATAGGTAAGTCCCGCCGTTAGGTTTACGGTGCCGGATGCGGGTGCGGCTGTACCTGCCAGCTTAATCTCGGAACGCTCCTGCCCAATACCGCCTATTTGAACCGCCCAACTAGCCGAAAAGCCGTTTATATTCTTTACTGTTAATGATGTGCCACCAGATGCGTGGGAGGAGTTTAGATAAGTTACGGGAGCGTCCTCGTGAAGTGTATTTCTAACGGGAATTATCATACATCCTCATTATAGCAATTTAATACATTCATTAAAGCACCTGCGTAAATTTAGGCTTACTAGAGACTATCTTGCTCATCTTTGGCACGTCCTTATCAATTCTAACAAACTGAGGGACAACATTGGTGGCAGTTATATAAGGTTGAGCAAGTACCGACAGTACCTCGGTAATACCAACGCTATCGGACACACCCACCAACATCAGCACAAGCACACTAAATGACTCGATTATTACAACCGAATCGGATACCGACACCAAAAGATCGGGCGGCATCACCACCACGCTAACAGTTTCCGATACTATAACCGTCTCTCTCCAATATCGGGGTAGGTCACTAATACTAACACCGTCGGATACATTAACTTGAGAGCTTATTTCAACGTTCAGGTTTTCGCTCACCGCGACTGTGTCCGATACACCGGGACCAAAGGTTATTGTAGTATTAACATTTTCCGAAACCAATATACTATCGGACAAGGTTGTGCTTGTTGCTATGTCCAGCACAACGTTCTCGCTTATGACCACCGTATCGGAAATATCAGGATTTGCCCCGCCCTGAATTACAACGTTTTCGCTTACAGCTACTGTGTCGGAAACATTAATAAAAGTTATGCTTTCTACCGCAACAACCTCACTCACTGCCGCTGAATCAGAGGTGTTGATAAGAGTAACAAGAGCAACGTTGGGGCTTTCGCCTACAACCACGCTATCTGTTACATTGACTTCGGTTATTATCTCCAACGAGATGTTTTCACTAACAGATATTACTTCAGAGACGCTGGGGTTTGCACCACCTTGAATAGTTATATTCTCCGAAACCGAGACAGCATCCGAAATGTTAACGTCGGCTTCAAAGTAAACCTTCAGGGACTCGGAAACCGCAGGTAAATCTGATACACTTACAAGATTTACAGCCAATAAGGATATGGACTCTGACACCGCTGCGGTATCTGAAACATTGACATTTGGTGTGGATAACGCATGTACAACAACGAGCTTCGGGTCCGCGGTAGCATCTGCTGTTTCTGCAAAGGCATAGGCGGGAGTATAGGTATCGCCAGTTGGTGCTGACGAACTTATATCCTTTGAGGTCCTAAGGGCATATTTAGTAATACCTGTTTTGCTAACCGTTGTTAGATCACTAACGGTCATGTTTTGATAGACCCCGTTAGAACCTAGACTAGAAAAGGCGACGGACGCTAAGGATGTTGTACCAACGCTGCCATAGTCCCCAGTGCCTATTGCTGTATTCGATACGGGTGTTCCCAAAACTAAATTCAACGTATCTGAATCCACGTTAGATGGGGCGTTTATGGCCCAAACGCTAAACGTGGCAGCACTGACATCGGAACCAGAACCTATACTAGAGGTATCAAATAGATAGAAGTGCCGATCTATATAATATGTACCGCCATTAAGACCGTGCCAGATTCTAGCCGACGCCGCCGAATCTCCAGCAGACGTTGGCGTATCGTGGGCGGTAGAGTACGTAGCACTACTACCACGAGTGGTACCATCAACCGTTGTAGATTCTGGATCAGCGTCTGGATAGAAAGTGCTTGTTGTGTCTGTATAAACAGGAAGTACTGCATCGCTAAAGAACGCCACCGGTACGATCTTTACAAGCTCATATAAATCATCCGAAATAACCTTGACTTTTACATCAATGCTTCTTACCTTCCGCTCTTCGCTAGAATCCCAAATCTTGAAATCCTTAAATGCGGAACCTCGCCTGCCAACAGCCCCACTCGACCTAACAGACAGTGCCTTTATTTGTTGCAATTGTGTACTTTTATCCCAAATCCTCTTTTCTAGTTGCTTAAATCTGAATAGGTCTTTGTAGTACTGTTTTATATCCTTTTCGTTCTGGATGGCAGCAATACGCTCATCGTTTAATTGCTTGATGATGGGACTTATGTATTTATCATGAGCTTCAATAGTGGACCCTTCGGGGTGAGAGATTTCAAATGGTATCTCGACATTAACATCTATCTTTTTGTTAAACCTAACTAGCTTTGCAAGCCTTGGAGCGCGCCCATAGTCCAACCAATAGATAAGATCAGCGTTAAACTTGGGGTAAGCGTTCTCATACAGAACACACTCAACACTCACTCCCTTTAATGGAAGATTTGTTATTACACCAGAAACATGCTCAGCTGTTTTGGCGCGAATTATAGTGTCGAATGGCGCATCATCAATGTTTTTCTTCTCGAAAATGTCGTATCTAACAGTAGATGTGAATGTAGCCGCCTCATCAGCAAATTTCGGCAACTTAACGCTAAACGGCCCCCTATCGGCTACAAAGTGTTCCCCGTTGTCAGCTAGAGACAAATCAATATTGTCCCAGTCGCCATTCTCTTTTAGATAATGGAGCCACTTACCATGAATTTCGGTCTGATTTTGGCCATCGGACAGCTTATATGTCTTGCCATTAAAACTTCTAAGCTCGGTTAGTTCGAAGAGTTTATCTGCCATTTAACTGATTTTTACCCCCTGCGTCCAATTATTAAGGTCAGTACTATCAAGAGAAACGTTTATTGGGGGTAGGTATGTGACGGTAATCTTCGGATCGGTAGCGGTACCCGCGGTATCCGCCGCAATAAACGTAACATTCTCATTTTGACCAACACCCCCAGTTGGCGGATTGTTGTCAAAATCTCTTTTGAGCATCAAACCGAATTTACTGATACCAGTAACGTTGATATTAGCCCTGCCCGCAGCATTAGCAGTAATATCGTTATACGTAGTACCGCTTGTATTTATGGCTGAAACTGCCACGGAACCAAAGCCCGTTGTTCCAAAGTTAGCCAGAGCATAATCGGCATTTACAAGATCATTATTACTAGCAGGAGAGGCGGACGCCCACATAACAGAATCGGTAAAAGTGTCAGTTGTAGAACTTGAACAAAAACTAAACATCAAAGTACCAACCGCCGCACCAGCACCTACGCTGGAGGTGTCAAATAGCGCCATAGCCCGCCATAGGTTGTCAAATGTACCTGCACCGGTTGTGCTCATAAACAGTCTGAAAGTGGTTAATGTGTCTGTGTGATCAGTGCCGCTCCCACCCCTAATAGCTGTAAATGTGGTACCCGCCAATTCCACTTGTTTCAGATCACCATCAACGGTAGTCCCGCCAGTTGATGCGTCAGGAAACTGTGTAAAACTGTCAAAACCTACATTCCAAGCTGGCTTGAGGGTGTTGGCAAAACTCGTGTCCCACGAGTGAAATAGCTCCCACAATGGTTTCAGCCCGTGATACAAACGTTTCGAATACTTGTTATGTGTTCTAACCTCTGTTGTGAGAGCTTTACCATCATAATCAAAAGTAATGGCGTTAGGCGATATGCAAACTATTCTATTTTGTGCCTCAACACCAAAGAATTTCCTACCAAATACGGTATTGGCAAAAAAGAGAATTAACCTCTGATGTTTTTCAAACCACTGTTTATCAAAAACCATAAACAAACGAAATCGCTAGGCCGAAAACTAGCCTAGCGATTCCTCCGCGCTAACTTCTTCTCTAACGTGAATCCCAAGAGCGGGAGGAGCGTTTGGCATTTGTCTTACAAGCAGAATTTCAAGTTGTTTCGTGCTTTCCTCATAGGGGTTATCAAGCCATTTCTTTATCGCCTCTCCAATAAGAAATGTGGCATCATCAACTGAATCCACAACGTTAACTGTATCCATAACGTGAATCTTCAACGGCTGCATAAGAAAATTATATCACTTACTGCTCTTTAATATCTCATCTGGCGGATAGATTCTGCCGTTTGGGTCTATGTGCTTACAGAAAATCTTTGTATCCACTAGGAATGGGTACTTTTTATGTTCGAACTCCTTCCAACCAGATTTCTTGAAAAAACCACCTTTAATTATCCTCGTACACCACTCAAGATCGGTAGTGCCTGCTAAAGTGTTGAATTGATTGGTGTTTGGATCAAACCATGTTTTGGCAGGGTTTTCAAAGACTCTTCTAGTCTTAATACCATTGACCACATATTCCTCAGATTCTTTCCACATAGCCCTCAACAACCCGCCGTGGACCAAAAGACAGCCGGTTGGCACTCCGTCGCACCAAACCTCATCCCCAAACTTCCAGTTCCAGTAAACGGATGTGCCTCTGCCCCTAAAAACCAGCGGCTCTGATGGTTCAGACCTACTAAAATACAGGCCGGACACAACGGGTACTTTCTCCTCACGCATATACTTATTGAATCTGACAAAAGTGTCGGGAGCAAGTACATTATCATGTTCAACCAGAATTAACCACTCATAGTCCTTTTCGACAACCTCTTTAACTATAAGGTTTTGAGCATCGGGAACAATAAAACGAAGAGGGGCAAAACTGTTCATAAACTGGATCATTTGAACCTGCGACCAGTTCATGGGAATAATTTGTCCCCATCGCGCTGTTGCCCACTCCATACGAATAACACCGGTACTTGGTGTGGCTACAAGCACCCTATTTGTATAGCCCGGATCGTTTGAATCAACGATTATTTGTCTATACGGTCTGACAGGAGTCTTTTTACCCACCTTTTCGGGCGCACCAAATACCGTCCTTTTAGCCTTGGTTTCTTTTTTAGCTCTTGTAGCCTTCATATTTAACCTCCATTGCTCTTTTAACTAAAACCACCTCCATATTACCCGTTGACTGATAAGCGTTGAGCTTTATCCTCCACGGTTTAGGTTTGTAAATATGCCATAGCATCGAACTATCCTCTGGATCGAAGTATCTCCACGTATTCTCATTGCAAGGATTGACGTGCGTAGGGTCTTGAAAGTACCCAATAGAACCGGCATAGGGAGTTATTATTGCAAACTCACACTCAGGCTTCATAATGCGCCATATCTCATCCATGAATCGCATAAAAACACCTTTGTGGGGATTTATATGTTCGACAACATGAGAACAAACTGCAACAACGACACACTCATCGGGTAGGGGATAAGGAAATACCTCTAAATCATGTACTATATTGACACCCTCAATAGGACGTATATCAATCCCAACAAAACCGTCCTGTTTGTTAGCACCACAACCGATATCAAGCATCACGCCAGACTTCTCTTTTATTAACTTTTCAGTTTTTGGAGATACCTCAGGCATAGTGTATTTCAAACCCAAACCTTAGGAGAAGATTATATCGTAAGTTACATTAACATTTTGGTTTGTAGCCACAGCACTTGAGGCGTAAGTGTTACCAGCAAACAGCGTACCAACTGCAGCCTCTGATGTATTAAACAATCCTACATTTGAGATGTTTTTAGTGGCTGTAACAAACGAGGCCGAACTATTAAACGTAGCGGTGAGTCTTAGAGTTTTGCTACCAGATGATGTAGCTGCGGTCACGGCCGCTCGTACTGATTGTTCACCCGCAAGGGCTGTATCGCCCGCTGCTGGCGCGCCACCCGTCCCGATTGCTGCATAAGTAATCTGCTTTGAGCCGGCAATGGCCCCTAATGTGGAAACTAAATACTGGTTAAATCCTAGATTGACAACCTGGTTCTGGTACCACCCAGAATCTCCCACAAGCGAACCAGTCAGCCCATCAACAATTTTCAACCTATACGAACCTTTTACTTTTATCCCGGTTCTCATAATAGATATATTACCACAAATTTATTCATACACAACTACAAAATCCGTGGTACCTCCAGTAACTATTGTAAGGCCATTTTTAACTCTAGCACCCACCCAGTAGGTATTGGGCGCTGTCCCAGCCACAGCATTACTTATTTCAAACATAAGATTTGCCGCCGAACTACCCGCATTTTGATCATAAAAAGTAGCTGTGCCAGTCTTTGATACAGTCATAACAACCTTATCGAAATATCCTTTACGGGTGATTAGACTTGTGGTACCAGCAGCCGTTCCACTTATTCGTTGCCAAACCGTTTCTCCAACCATACAACCAAATCATACAGAAATGCTTATGGACGTGTCAACTACTATCATTAACTTCTTTTTCCAGCATATTCAAAAACGGCATCCATTTTGTATTCCAGACAAGCTCGAAATCGAAGTTATCAACCACAAACTTTCTAGCCTCTCTGCCCATCTCCTCCCGTTCCCCAGTGCTCATTCCATACATTTTATCCATTAATTCGTACAAATGTTGTGTATCGGGTACAGCCACATAAGAGCTGAGGGGGGTGTATCTTTTATCCGCTACTCTTATCTTAAAACCCGTCTTTCCATCAATTACCAAGTCTCGCATAGCCGTAAAATCAGTAGCAATTACAGGAACCTCGCATGCCTGAGCTTCGACAAACGGCACTCCAAAGCCTTCGTTGGTTGATGGCAAAACAAATGTGTCCATTGCGCTATAAACCTTCGCCATATCGTGGGGTTGGATATGATACCTATGATCGTAATCTCGCACGGCAAATAGGGCATCGGCAATATCAAGACTTTTAGCATACTGCTCTATAGGAAACCCTCCCTCCTGACTCAACGGAGTGTGAAAATATATCCCCGTATCGGGGTGCTTTCCATGAACCTTCGCGAATGCATCTAGTAAATACTGAAATCCCTTACGCGGCGGGTTATCCTTATTTGCCCCCACTATCCCATATAAAAAGATGTCGTTTGGGATACTTAGCTGCTTTCTTATCTCGGCCTTGTCACACTTTTTATATATGTCGGTCTGGACCGTGTGCGGTATATACGTGGAGTGCATACCAATACGTTTTAGTTCCCTATAACCAAACGGGGAGTAGGTGACAATCCGATAAGCCATCCTGAGTCTCTCCTGGATTGCCGGCGGTATGGGTTCGTGATCAATGGGTATAATCGGTACCCAACGCCTACCCTCGGCATCAAGCCTCTTAAAGGTATCAATGTTTAGTGTCCATATATCCTGTAGTGTAAAGGTGACGTCGGAGTTAAAGTGCTTACCATGGGTGAGCATAGCATCATCGCCCCAAATACTACCCATTCTGGGGTAAAACATTATTCCATCAAGATTGATTAAACCACCCTCAAGGCCGTGAAAAGATACACAAGCTGTTGGAAACCCTGCCTTAACCATCGCAGGCAAGAACTGACGGGCTTGTTGAGCATAACCAGAGTTTGCCCAGGGCGCGTTTGTGTTAACCAGTATTCTAAGCTTTCTTTCCATTATCAGATGTCAGCCACTCAACGTGACGTATCATTTCCTCATTAAACCAAATACGCGGACTTTTTGAATCATACCCACCGCCAGCGTAGTGCCATACCTTAATTTTTAACCCCTTATCTGGATAGTTGTCTTCGCCAACAGGAAGAATAACCTCACCATTTACAACCTTCATGTGGACACCTTCCCCTTTAGCCACCAACCCATGCCAGCAGTAATAGTTACTAATGGGGTCATAATCATCAAAACACTTAACATTATAGCTACCAAAGTGACACAAAATGTTTAATATTCCCTGTTCGGCCATCGGCATCCCGTTAAAAAGCCCAGACAAGCACAATTTGTGCCAATGATTCACAAAACCCTTGTTTCTCATGGCAACAAAACCGTTGTTATAGTACCTATTAGCAGGTATGGATAGGAGAGTGATAAAACCAAACTTCGGGGGATCAACTCTATTGATATTTAGCACCACACCGATATCGTAATCGTAAAGACTGACACACTCCCAAAGATAGGATAGGTCGCCCATAATATATTGGTCGGCATCCAGTTTTAGAACAAAATCATATCCCTCATCCATAAATCTTTTAGCAAGGATGGGGGTAGCCCTATAGAAAAAAGACTTATCATTGGCTATATAACCTTCCAACTCCTCCCCAGTCAGTACATAAAGCGGCAGATCGTCTTCACTATGGAACTTTCGTAGTGAGTTCTCCATCTGTTTGGCATAAAAGAGATTATTCTTATCAGCTATAGTGAAGGCTATCTTCCTCATGTTCTTACCGCGCCTATTAACTTTGCACTTGAGGGAATAATCCTAGTCTTAAAACCATAATCATGTAGGGTAGTTATTAGTTGCGTTGGACTTCTGGCAGACCAGTCATGATATTCAACAACCATAGCATCAATCTTATCCGCCACCTTCTCAAACCCCTCCCCACCTATTACATCTACCTCCGCTCCCTCTATGTCCAGCTTCAAAAAATGAACGTGATCAATGCTGTATTGAGTAAATAGTGTGTCCATTCTAGTGGCGGTTACGTTTTCTATTCCGAGTTTAGGGTCACCCACAACTTTACTCAAAGAAAACATTGTAGTGTTAGCATTATGATGCAGTTGCATCTTCTTATCCTCGTAAAAGATGGCCTTCTCAACAACAGTTACCTTATCCTCCATATCGTTAAAAGATAACATTTGCTTAAAGACCTTTAGATGCTGTTGTGACGGCTCGATGGCATATATCTTTTTGGCAAACGGATATACGTAAAAAGTAAAAAGACCGACGTTGGCGCCAATATCAACGATCGTCAAATCACTGCGCCCATCCAGATACATGGCATATATTTTATCGATATATATTTCCTTTAATATATCTGGTATAAAACTACTCTTGAAGTCTTCAAAGAATATTCCCTGCATAACAGAATGCCCCATCCGATCCCTGAGGAGATCAAACGGGGCATTCTGTCCTCAGGAACAGAACAGTTAACGAACATTATAACAACCCTCTTAGATTATGACAACCCTATCCTGTTAGCTTCGTGAGGGAAAACTAACAGAATATTCTGTTTTTAGCAGACACGTCCTCAAAAGCCCGATACTCCCACTCACACTTCTTTATCCGACGTTGGCATCATTTTCTGAGGTATATGTTGATAATACGTCAACAATATAGATATCCGTGGCTGCAACAATTGCAGTGCCTCTTATAGCGTGCTGCGCCGTATCAACATAGGCCGCTATTGTCCCACCATTGATATCGGTTTGAGTGCCGTTATTTATCCACGTAATGCGTTTCACGTCACCTGTGGCCTTAATCTTAACTGGCAACCCGAACCACGCTCTCGTAGCAGCGGCCGTGCCTTTGGCATAACCCAAAACAGCCGTAGATGTGTTATCTCCACCTGCTGGGTAGTAAGTACCGCTACTAAAGCTATCAAATATCTTAGTACCAGCAACCGTACCTCCGGCTGCTGCAGTAGCAATGGTTATGGTTTCAGTCACAGACCTGTTGAACTGATCATTGCCGTTTATGATAGTGGTACCGCCTGTTGTTCCACCAGTAACCGAGAATAAAACGGTTCTGGGATAGTCCAATATAGTGTTTACTGCCGTCCATGCTACATTGACTGTCCCAGCTGCTGCCGTACCAAGTGTGCTTGCTCCAATAGAGGGATAGGTGACAACGTACCGCTGTCTCATGTCCACCTCGTCGGGAGTTACCTTGTTACCGCTAAACCTTACGTCGGCGTGATGTTTCTTTAATCCTGGCATTCTTAATATTCACCCCCTTCCATTAACAAGAATCTCTTACTTTTGTTATTGGCTTCAATTAATTTCTTGATAATCTTTCTACCTTGTAAGTAAGCTAAAAACCTTCGACCAAAATACTTCTCGGCAGGAGCCGCGCCTCCTCTTTCCAAATACATAATGTAAGAAGCCGCTGCCTCCGTACGCTCTGCCAGCTTGTCCCTATACTCCTTACGCTTCTTTAGTGCCAGCTTATCATTTTCCCTTATCGTCTTTTCGATCACGTAGCGGTTATGTTCGGGACTAAACCCAGGGTCGCCCTTTTCAACGAAGAACATCTCATAATCCCTCTTCTGATTTTCAGTTAGATTCGCCATGATTATTAGCCGGGGCATTAGGAGTTGAACCTAACTTTAAGCGCAACCAGTTACTAGTATCCAGTACCCGCACCCCGTTAATGGTTGATTTGGTATCTGCTAGAGTACAGCGTCAAACCAACCAAAACCCGCTGTTGTTTAGGCTGTCTTTTGAGTCAGCCTGCCGTTAGCAGCCGGCGCAAGACACAACATGTTCACAAACCAAACCATTGTGGCTTGATATGTGATTGCATCTTTTCTTCGGACCAGAGGACCAGATGGGTCTTCAAGCCAACCCATATCACTCACCTGTGCTACTGTGAGCGAATCAAGGTTGATTATCATAACCTCACCATCCGGTGTATCGTAATCCAAGAAAACACCAACTTTACCAGCACCTGCCGCAAACTCAAGACCAGTCCAGCCACCCAAAAGTTGGGTCTCGTTAACAGTTCTCCTCATCGAAACTAGCAAATCACCATATCTCTTGTAGAGAGTCTTGTTAACAAAGATAGCGTAACGGTCCCCGGCTCGCGCATTCTTTTTAGCAGCGAGATACTGTGACTCCATAGCACTTACAGAAAGTGCCTCAGAGGCTGTACCAAGCTGCGGTGTCCAGCCAGTCGTGCTTCTTGCAACACCAGCATACTGCGTAGTACCAGTAGTCGAGGATAGGGCTGCTCGCAACCCTTGAATCTCAGACGTACCAGCACCTTCTCCACTTCCGTCCATTCGGTAAACAGAGTCATCAGCAACGATAGCTGGCGATCCTGTCATCACTACCGTTCCTAAGGTTCCGTCAGAACTTACGGTAACTGACGTGACAGTACCCAGATCAGCACCTGCAGTACCTATCCCCAAAACATAATCAGGAAAGATATACTCGGTAGCTGCCAAATCGTTATTGACACCACCATACCAGTCGACCGACCTTCCATCATCCAAAGACGAGTTGGGCCATTTCACCGACATAGTACCTGCGCCAACAGAGCCGGATACCTGAGCCAAGATTCCAACACCATCACTAAACAACTGTCTGTTTACGTCTTTACCGAAGTCAGAGGACAATGTTTCAGCCTGCCAGGTCAGTTGGTTTTCCACTGCACCTTTGGCGGTTTTGGTTGCATCCAGGACCAATTTCGAAATATCGAAGGTTCCCGTTAGGATTTTAACCGCTACAGACGCTTGACCAATACTAGACTTTCCTGAAACAAGGCTGTTACCATCATCCGCTAGGTTAGCAACACCACCGTGTCGGGAGGTTCTAATAGGTGCGTAGAAGTTATCGTTCATAAACGTAACCCCACTATTCCTTTTGACTTGATCAAGTAGAATTGTCTGCTTGTTAAAGTTGTCCTGAATAAAAGGCATTATCACCTTTTGAAGTGCATTCGTGACATTCGTTAATTGTATAGCCATTAATTCATTTCACCCCCTCTCACCATAAAAACTCACTCATTCAACGCTTCAGATACAAGCTGATGGATATTGTCCTTTGTTATTTTTACCTCTGCCGGCTGCTTAACCCCCGGCATTGTCTCCATCGTTGCCATACCGGGCTTCTTGGCCTTAGTTAGTTGTTGCTCCTTCCACTTTAGTAATTCCCCCTCAAACTTTAGGCTATAGGCAGCTTTTGGACTCTTTACGCCTGTATCCCTCATATACTCTAGGATGTCCTCAGCTACAAAGGCAGGACGACCATCCGAACCGTCGACCTCACCTTGAAGTCCCATTACATCATCGAGTAGTTTCTCAGCAGCCCGTTCCTGCACATAGAAATCCCGATAGTGCTTTCCTAAGACCTCCTTGAAGTCATCCACACTCACCAGCCCAAGCTTCTTGGCTGCGTCCCTAGCCTCCTTTATTGCCTGTTCCTCGTTCTCCGGCAGTTTAGTTCTTTGCTCTGCCTGAGCTTTAAGTGCTTCTAATTCCTCTCGAACGCTTTTGAGTTCCTGCCTCGAACGGGTAAACTCCGGGTAGAGATTACCTATCTTTGTGTTCTGACTGGTCTCCACCTCTTTCGCTATTTGCCCAAGTCCGACAAGAGACTCTAACTCCTGCGAAGAATACTCTTTACCACCGACAGAAACCTTTTCAGGCTCACCGCCCAAAGCTGCGCCTGTCTCATTAGATATGCTTTTAATTGTTTCATCCGTCATTTTCCTTTAATCACCTCCAGACATTTCCTAAAAAAACACTAGGATTGTTCTGCAACAAAAAAGCACGCCTTTTAAGCGTGCCTTCTCTACACCTACGGCGGGTATTTTCACCCCGCGATACTATCTTATAGATACAAAGGGGTCTCTGTCAATTATCAACGCTTTTTCTTGCCCGCCCTTAGTATATTCAAAGCTATAGCTACTGCCTGATTTTGAGGCTTACCCTCGTGCATTAGTTTCCTTATCTTCTCCGATACAAGATGTTTTTCTTTCTTATCCATTTCGAGCATTGTCGTCTTACCTCCCCCCTTCAATACCCCCACCCCCCATCATATCCTTCATTGCCTCCATCATTCCGACCTTTGTTGTATCTATGCCTCTCTGATTTCCTTGCTGCCCAACCATACCCGCATCTTTTAGAACCTCAAGGAGCGCGATCTTCATCTGAGTTATTTGCTGACCAGTTAAGACGATGCCGGGCGTGCCTGTTTTGATAGCATCCATAAATTCTGCCGTATCGCCAAACTCAAATATCTCAAGCAACTTCTCAATAGCGATCTGGACAGCCTCTGGCGTTAGATATCCCTCTGCGGCAACACCCCGCATAAACTCGGTTATTTGTTGCATTGCTAGTCTCTTACCTTCAGATGTAAACCCAAGGCCCGTCTCTACCTGAATGTCGATCTGATAATCCTTTTTGATGGTAACAGCGTTTGGAATATCCACCTTTGCCGCTTTTCTAGCTTCGATACCACGTTGTCCTATAATATCAAAATAGGTTGGCTCGCCCTTCTCCAAGTACACAACCGTCTGAGGTGAGATAAAGTGGTCGGCGGCAATATCAATCATCTTCTCAGCGATAGTTTTTGTAGTTTGTTTTAGTTGATCGGCCGATATTTTAAGGTTGGCAAACTCCGTGGCCTTTAAGGATTCGATAGCGACGCCGGATTTTACACCTTCGGGCAAAACATTTAGTGCTGCTGTTGAGGCCCCCTGCTCTTCTATATTCTTTTCGAGAAGCTGAATAAAGTTAAACAAGAAGGGCGGAACGCTTGCCATATTACCCTGAACGGGCGGCACGGTCTCGTATTCCAAGACCTGACCACCAGGTACATTAGTGATAACAAAGTTCTCGCCCTTTCGTTTCATCCAAGTACCTGTCACCATTGTGTTCGCGTATCGCTCAACCCTAGACATCACCATGTCAAGAGACTTGTTGGCTGGAATAAATCTCTCTATAAGCGGTGTTTGATAGATCGGCCCTGGCTCAAATCTGAAGTCCACAAAAGGGTAGTCGGGTAGATCGATGTAAGTATCCCTTAGCCATATTCCCCCGGCCGAAAAGACGTGCCGTAAAACCATGTCACCTTTTTTTCTACTCTCAAGAACACCGGGCGCTTTTTCCCTTATAGTCTCAAAGTTCTTATCGTCAATATATTCCTTGATAAACGCTTCTTTGAGAATAAGGGTGGCACTCCTATCAGCCTCGCCCGCACTTTTGCCATACCTCGATCTCATATAGGCTTCCTTTACCTCACTAGAGGCATACTTATTATCGGGATGAATTTGAGCCTTTTGTTTTTCATCAAAGAGTTCGTTTGCTTTTATCGTAGAAATAAGGTGAGGGGCAGCCTTAACAATGAAAGGAAGGTCGGACAGGGCCGTATACTCGCCCATTAGGTATATATCAAAAGCATCAAAGACTTTAGTTCTAATCTTTTCCTCCACCGCATCGGGCCATACCTGAAGAAAGGAGACACCATGTTTGGCCGCAAGAATAACCATGTAAATGACCTTTTGTTTTAATTCTTGCTTCCGCCATTCTTCAAGTATCCAGTGTCCCACCTTCTTTGCTGTATCCTTTGAAAGTTGGAGGGATTTCGTGAACTCATCCTCCATGGCAAAGTTTTCTTTGATAACCTGTTCTGGATAGACCACAGGTGTGTATTCTGGAGCTACCAAAAGGTTGGCGACGCCCCGAATCTGCCTACTCGCTTTTGGTATAGCTCTTATTGGCAGACTTCCAGATTGACTCTCGGTCAAATCAACAATCTTACCTGTGGAACTAGATGTGTATCTAAAGTGATGTCCATCGTCAAAGAAGTTGTTATCATACCATTTCTTTTCAAAGTTCCTCCTAGCCGAGGCGGCCATAGAAACCATTTCATCCACCGCCTGGCCTATACCGCCCGTCGGTATAAACCCATTGAAAAAGTTAAGATTATCAGCCATCCTACTCCTCTCCTCCTAACCCTAGTTCTCTGCTAATTGCCTTCTTGAACAATTCATCGGAAACATTTTCAGACGGTACAAACTCATTTTCGGGAACAGTGCTTGTAGTACTCCCCTTGTTTCGTTCTAATACCTCGCTGTGATCAAATTCTGGTAGATTTCTAGCCATAAAAGCCTTTAGAAACTCTTTATCCTTTTTGTGGTTAGCCTTAATCATCCAGACATGAACTATTAAAATGCTCCCAAAAGCCGACAACATTATGAAATTGGAGGCTATCAATATACTCTCAACCGTCATTAGACTATCTCGTCCTTTACTTCCCAATACCTATCAAAGGGATTTGGGAGCATAAATTCAGTAATCGCATAAAACCTAACGTCGGGGTGGTCAAAAAACTCATATTTACCGTGAATTATGTCAATCTTGACCGGCACGCCGTTGCTAAGAAAATGAATAGTGTCTTGTGAAACGGTTGGGTTGTAGACTAAACTTTTGAAGATGCTCAAACAAGCTTTGGTGAGGTATCTTTCCTGTACACCAATATGCACAAATTCCTCGCTAAAGCTGGGCAGTTCGTGACTCATTACCTGTCTGGCTGTGTTGCCCAGCAATACAAAGGTTATCATTGAACGCTCCAATACATCCTGCGCGTACATTAGCGCATCGTGGAGTTGTTGATGAGTAAACTTTAGTTCCAAAACCGAGTTGTCGATGGTACTAACCTTTTCGGCCGGTATGTCAATAAAGATTTGGTTGGTTTCAGACTGCTTCATAATCATTCTCTGACCCTGACAGATCGTATCCTTTGAGCTGGCGCAGGTATTCCTGTCTTAACGGCGATGGCTTCTGCGCCACTACAAACTTGGGCACTTCTCTCAATTCCCATACGGCAAGCGCATGCGCCATAACTACATCGTCATTATAACCCTCTCTGGCATTATATCGTATTTTTCCCGTTAAAGTAATCTCATAACTATAGTTATCGAACTCCAGCAGGGTTTCTGGTGTGCTTATCATCGAGAACTTTCTTTGCTCAATCCATATTGATAGTTTCTCAACTAACTCCCTCTTTGTGATTTCGGTTATCTTAAAGGGTAAAACAGGAACATTATCTCTTATTAGGTCGTCAGCTATAGGATCACCAACTCCTGTAGCATCAACCACAACTAAAGCGTTGTTATAGTATTTTGATATTGCCCTGATCTTCTTTTTAACAAACGGCCACTCAATAGTATTAAACCTATCTTGATATACCTGCTGATTGGTTTTCCTATCATAAACTACTAGGACCGTGTAATCCTGCACTTTCGCCAAATCCGCACCGACCACATAGATATGGTCTAATAACGGCTTTTGGGGTGTGGCGGTAATTATATCGCGAACACCTCTGAAAATGGCTCCCTCGCCCTCCAAAAACTCGCATTCGTATTCCTGATTATAGAAAGCCAGCGAGTGCGCGGTACGCCTAGAATTTTCTAATTGTTGTGCGGCCAGAACACCAGATTGTGACGCTTTTAGAAGCCACGCTCCCCACTCTGTCTCATTACCAGCATTAGCTAAGTTATACAGATCATATAGCTTTTGCCTACCTTTTGGAGTACCCAGAAACCAGGCCCAACCCCCATTAGCTCTAACTATAGGTTCAAGCGTTGGCCACACCTCTGTTTTCATCTCATCGTACTCATCAAGTACAAAACCGAGTGGCCCAGCACCTCGCAACCTGGCAGGGTTGTCTGCGCCTTTAAGCTGAAGGTACGCGCCGTTTTTGAAATACACCACAAGCTCCGCCTCATTCCTCTTAGCAACTAGTTCCTCAGGGATGATGGAGAAAAGCATTTGTGGATCGCGCCAGACTGCATCTTTCGCTTCTGAATATGTAGGAAAAACATGCCAATAAGGGCCGGGGCGAATATGCGCCTGCTTAACAAGCTCATTTATCGCTGTTGTTGTCTTTCTCGCCCTCCTGTGCCATATCAACACCTTGAATCTCTTCGAACTTCGGAACAACACCTCCTGTTGCCACAGGTGCATCCCCTGTGGATTTGGGAACACTATTGGGGAGGAATCCAATTCCAGCGAGGATTTGTAGCTTAATTGGCTGCCCACCTTTACCCGTCACCTCCAATCTATTAATCACCGGTATTTTATCCTTTACCTCCAGGGCTGTCCTGACATACTTATGTCTTGAGGAATAGTCGGGTGATTTAATAACGTCATTACCCCTAATAAGATACCTATACGCGCTGGTTCCATCCTCCAGTAACTCCGCAAGCTTCTCGTCGGTAAGCCCAGCATCGTCGAGTAATTGACTCATAGTCTTTTGAATCTTTGCAGTTCTAAGTAATTTTGAGGCGGAGGACGCGGCCGCAGATCGAATGTTAACGGCTGGATAGGCTTTCAAATACGCCTCGGTTGCATTTCCCGTTTTCAAATATTCATCAACAAAGAGTCTTTGTGAGGGTTTTAGTGGGTCTTTTTCCATTACCACAGACTATATCACACTACGGTTAACCTATAAAACGAGTACAGCCGTTACTCTTCAGACGAGGCAGGCAAGGGCGCTGCCCATTACCGTGTTTAGGGGATGTGATCATACCAAGTTCCCATCCGCACTAAAAACCTATACCTTGCCCGCCACATTAGAATTATATCACCAAAACAGGCTGGGCGGCCATACCTAAAAAGGGGGGCCGCCCATCACTGCCTCTGGATTAGGTTCGTGAAAATACCAACCCAAACCGAGGACATTCTAACATGGAATAATAAGTGGACGATATTTCTGTAGTGATTTAAGTGATTTTTTAGTGAGTTATTTGTGAAGAGACATTAAGCGCATCGGAGTTTATAACCAACGTTCTTTTTGGTAATAATCATTGCTTCAATGTCTTTAATGGAAACAAAAAAGGTCAAAAACCCGAAAGCCCTTGACCAATTTTGCGAGACCTTGTATTGTGGTCTACATAAACAACAACACTTCATATAATACCGCAATTAAAAAAGAACCGCAAGCCAAAAGGCAAGCGGTTCTTTTTCCTTGTGGTTTATCTTTTCTTTCCCTTGCCCGACCGGAGTTCAAATTGTGGGGGTCGGTTCACAGAAAAGCCCACAAGCTACACTCGCTTTACAACCCGAATGTAGTAAAAAGGAACGGGGCACTCACGTACACCAAGTCCGTTCCCCTCTGCTAGATTATAGCAGAGCTGAAGGGGGTACTGCAACGATTCGGAGATAAAACCGGAAAAAGTCGCCAAGAATTAAAGTACATGGATACGGAGTACTAGCCTTCTTTGTCCCCGAATAACTATTTAGCGGAACGAATTGAAGTTTTAAGCTACTCGTCGAGTACTCTGAACGGTCGTGATCCAAAAGGATTATGTTTTTAGAGCGGGTGCGGTGTCCGGAAAACCTTGTTGAAAGGGGTTCTTTGTCATGGACCTGCCCATACCGCACCCGCCTCTGGAAACACGCGCAAACACACACGTGTCCCATCGAAACCATTATATCACTCCCTCCTCTTTCTGCACACAGGTACTCGCATATCCCACCCACAACTAGGACACCTGTAAAAACGTGTGGGGTGGATGTGCACCATACATCTTGGGCAGTTCTTGGTTGGCTTTCTTCCTTTTTTGCCGGCGGCCATGCTATATGTCCTTTCCCGTGCCGTTATTTTTGTTGCTCAACAAGGTGGAAGTATATCACGGCCACCGCCTCACGGGGTTAGTGAACTCTGCTGTAGATACTTTTCATAAGGCGATAGCGTATGCTCAAGTTTGTAATTTCGCAAGATAATGAAAATATAAATCACCGCCGCAATTCCCAGCATTGTTACTAGAATTTTCACGGCGGCAAGTATTTTTCGCGTCATGTCAACATAATATCATAACAACTACAGCACGTACACACAGACGGTGGGGGTATTGACAACACACATCGCGCGGTGTACACTGGTTATGGTTGGAAGGTGGTGATGGCAAATGCCTGAGGGTTTGCAAAAACTAATAACTAGCTACGAATATAGCTTGCTCTTTCCGGGATTATACTGGGACAGAGTGGATGCAAAAAAAGTTGGTGACATATTAACATGGCAGGAAGAGTATAACGACAACACCTATTCTTTGAGAGATTTATTCAAGATGGGCGGGAGACAAGTATCGGAGTTGTGGAGTAGTATGGCTCGCACAATAAACGATCCATCCGTATTATAGTTAACTTTAGTTTCTGGACAGGAAAAGCACTCATGAATCACAGGCCAAGCGCCGGAGGAGGTGAGACCATGACCAACATTCGTTTCTTCGACGAGCCGAGAGGCACGCC